ATAAGTAAATTTTTCTTAGAATCATGGCATTTTTTCGTGGCGAAGAAGGCTCTGTATCATTTGATAACGGAACTGGAACAGCAGGAGCTATAGCTTCTACAACAGCTTGGACTTTAGATACAACAAAAGATACTCTTGAGTGTACTGCTCACGGAGATACTTCAAGAAAGTATGTAGGATCTTTAATTTCTGGTTCTGGTACTGTTGATCTTCTTTACACAGCAACATCTGGAGATGATACTGCTGAAATTATTTCAGATGTACTAACAACAGAAGATGCTGGCGATGCTACATTTAATCTCTTCTTAGACACATCAGGCAGTAAAAAGTTAAATTTCAACGGAATTATTACAGGAACTTCATTCAGTTCTACTGTTGGAGACATTTCTACAGTATCAGTAAGTTTTGTAACAACTGGTGCTATTACTGCTTCTATCTAATGCCTAAAGGATCTTATTCGAGCAAACAACGTAAACTTGCTGCGGTTGCTCCACCACGGGATAAGATCACGG